GGCAAACATGCAGAAGGTACTAAAAAGGGCAAGAATGGCGGACAGGTCCGCAACTGTGTGCCCAACGAGTCAATCACAGAAGATCTTGATGCCGATCAGCAGTTTGATATCATAGAAGAAATGGTCCAGGAACTGGCCGAGGCACATGGTGTTGATGCTGAACAAATCTGGGACGACTTTGAATCAGTAGATGATCACGAACTGTTTGAAACAGCAGCTTGGCGTAGAAGTGCAGGCAAGAGCAAAAAAGGTGGATTGAATGCCAAAGGTGTGGCCAGTTATCGCAGAGAGAATCCCGGCAGCAAACTACAGATGGCAGTGACAACCAAGCCTAGCAAACTCAAGCCCGGATCCAAAGCAGCCAAGCGTCGTAAATCATTCTGTGCCAGGATGGGCGGAGTCAAAGGTCCAATGAAGAAGCCCAATGGCAAACCCACACGCAAAGCATTAGCACTAAGGAAATGGAACTGCTGATGCTATCACGTGAATTCATGACTGAACTAAAGATAGACAACAAGCATGGGCTTGGTGCTGTGCCGCACAATGCTGATGTGCATTACTTTGGCTTACGCACGGTCATGCGACCCAGCACATTCCTCAAACTCAGTTTGCCCTTGGACAAGAACAGTCCCGAAGAACGCGAAACTATCGACCATCTAAAGAAGAAAATAAACGATCAAGGATTTGGCGCACCATTCCTTACCATAGCAGTGCCCCAGGAGTGGGAGGACGGTGATTTCAGTATGGAAGCCAAGGTGCGGGACCATGACGGCCGACATAGGATGTATGCTATTCAAGAAGAAAACAATGATGCACCAGTGGAAACACATATCTTTTTGCCGCACTTCCGGCGCAGAGACATCACTGAACCCATCATCAAGCAATTACGCAATGGTGTGTTGAGTCAGAATGGTCACTTCATTGGTGGTCCAATATTCGGAGATGCTGAATGAGAGCAAGAGAATTCGTCCGTGAGGAATTCACTAAAGCAGCAATTGATTGGAAACAGATCTCGGCTGTGATGACCGCAGCGGCTATCAAACAAAATCTTCCCAAAGGTATGGATGCTATTGCATATCTGGGCATCATCGGAGACCCGGGCAACAGCCCCATTGACATTCGCTACAGAAGCCCGGCCAAGATTGGGTACGATGTTGGTAAGAATGGCCAAGGTTATATGCTGCCAACCGTCAAAGGGGAATATTACTACAATGATGCTGATATTAAAAACACCGGTGGATATGAAATATTGATAAACCTGCAAGACCTCAAAGCCGCCGATTGGTCACAACACGGGCATGAGAATACCATCACTCACGAAGCCATGCATCGAGGGCTGGATATAGCAAGTCGTATACCAGCAATAGTCAGCCAAATACCCAGTCCTGCAAAAGAAGTGCTTACTCAATATAGATATACGAAACAACTGCCCGGTCGTGACATAGACCCAAAGGGTGAAACCGTCGAACATCTCATGATATATGCAATGTTATCAAACGGTCCAACTCGTCGTGGTGGTAGTCGTAATATGGAGGAATTCCAGTTTTGGCGAAGTATATATCTACAAATAGAACAAGCGGTCAAAGCGTATGTGCTGAGTTATCCAGTGCCGCCCGGCGGATATGAAAGCCTGCGCCAAGTTCTTGATAACAAAACTCCTGACAATATTGATGTAGCAGTGAAGCCAGGCGTCGATGGGCGCCCTGTGATCGCGACAACAGCAGAAAAGCCAGCAGAAAAGCCAGCAGAAAAGCCAGCAGAAAAGCCAGCAGAAAAGCCAGCAGAAAAGCCAGCAGAAAAGCCAGCAGAAAAGCCAGCAGAAAAGCCAACGAATAAAACATACTCAGTGCAGAAAGGCGACAATCTAACTCGTATTGCTCAAAGATTCTACAAGGGTCGATTGAGTGATTTACTTCGCGCCAATCCGCAATTTACTTCAAATGGCCGCAACCCCAATTTGATATATCCCGGTGATCAGGTCATCATCCCGGGCTAAACAAGAGAAACTATTATGAGAGCACGAGAATTTGTCCGCAAAAAAAAGCCTGTTCAGCAAGAACTTGATGAACTCACCTTCTTGGGATCGCCTTGCACCAAGGATTGTTCCGGGCACAGAGCAGGATATGCATGGTCAAAAGCCCGTGGAAATCGCACAGCGATGAGCCACAGCAACAGTTTCAACAATGGAGCAAGATTGGCCAGTCAAGGCAAATAGCATAAATAAAGTCAGGATCATTCATAAAGGAACATATCATGAGATCAAAAGAATTTATCGTAGAAGCACCGCCCAAATATGACGACACATTTGCTCCGGCACCAGGGTCAGTGGCTGCTGCCCAAGCAGATGCTGCAGAGATAGAAAAGCGTCAAAAAGCAGGACAATTTTGGAGCGATCTTGGAAATAAGATAATAGGACGAGCACCAACTCCTCCAGCCGAATTAAAAGACGCACCCCCTGGGTTCTCTATTGATCCTGTTCAACGTGCAAACAAAGGTTACAAGCCTGCAACACAAAAAGAAATTGCAGATTTCCAAGCAGCCAATCCAAACTATGGAAAACTAGTAGGGCGTGATGGACAACCAATCAAATCCGGGACTCCTGGTGTGACCTGGGATGCCGGTGGTGAAAAGGGTGTGGTACAGACTGCACAAGCAGCAGCACCGCAACGCAAAGGTGATGCTCACGCTGGTCAACAGGGATATAATACCGATCTCGAAAGAATTCCCGGTGCTGCACAACGAGATCAAGGTGGGTATAACTACCAACCAGCACGAGAACCTAACATTATGCCGACTCCACGATTCGACACTGACATCACACCGGTTAAAAGAGTTCGTGCTGATCGCCGCGCAGACGTACAAGCAGACGCGGATGCAGAAGCAGCCGCAGCCGCAGCAAGAGCAGCAGCGGCGGCCGACCAAGGTCGCAAGGCAATAGGATCTACAGAACGCCCTGTACAAAGTGTTACACCGACTCCAGCGCCAGCACCAGTGCCGCCGCCGGCTAAAGCAGAACGTGAATGGGATCCTCGAGTGTACGGAGCAGCACACGCTGGGCAAGGTGGTACCGTTCCCGAAATCATTCGTCCCAACGCAATGGCAGCACCTGGAGAACCTCCAGTGGCCGACGTAGATGTATACAAGCGTAGTGAGATGGATAGCTGGGGAGGAGAAGGAAATCGTAGAAAAGCCGAACCAACAGTTAAACAAAATGCCACACCAAAGGCCGGATTTAAAATGAGTCCAACCATATTCTCCTATGCCGTTGAACTGGGATTGATCCAAAACGGCAAACCCGTTGATGCTGCTATCAAAGCATTCCAGGAAAAGAATGATCTCAAGCCCGACGGCGTCATTGGACCCAACACTTCCAATGCTATTATATCTGCTATAAAACCCGGTCAGGCGTATAGTGGTCGTAGCACCGGACAAGGTGGAGCCAGTGCTGAAGAGTTGGCTGCATATAAACCCTTACAGCCTGTTCAACCTCCGATTCAAAAGAAACCGGTACCCAGTCAAGCAGCCACTCCGCCAGCTGGTGGTGGCCAAGTAATTGGCGGTGGCCGAATACCACAGGGTCCAGTTAGACCCGGAGTACCTGAGCCACTTCCTGGACCAGTTAGTACTGGGCGTCAGCCATGGGAGCATACTCCACCTGCACCAGAACCTGTTCAGTCAGCAACACCGCCGCCTGCTCAACCAAACAGAGGAACCAATACCAAGTATAAGAATCCTCCAGCCGCACAAGCAGTCAAAGAATCTCGAGAAATCGATCGCATGAGATTTTTAGCCGGCTTGATCAAGGACTAATATGAAATCCTTTGAGTTCCTTAAAGAGGATGACACCGATACTAAATCCGCCAGGATATACATTGTACGTCCTGGAGACACATTGGAAAGATTAGCAAGAAAAAATGACACCACAGTGGATGGTCTTATGTGGCTGAATCCTCAGATCTCAGACTCTAGCAAGATCACTGTGGGTTATAAACTAAGAGTTCCAAATTTAGGTAATACGCCTGATGTATCTCCGCCGAATTCAGATGGTAAGAACAAGTTACCAACAGGTGGTAAAACAAGTCCCGAATTCAATAAAAAACTACAACAGGTTGCTGACAAGTTAGGTATAAATGTCAATGATCTGTATAAGATTATTAAAATTGAAAGTGCTGGAAGTTTTAGCCCTAGCAGTCATGATCCAAACAATGTGTCAGTGGGGCTGATTGGATTTACAGAACCAACTGCCAACAGACTAGGAACAAGCAAAGCCGAACTTGCACAGATGTCGGCCGTTGATCAATTAGATTACGTTTATAACTTTTATAAGATGGTGGGTGCAAAACCCGGAGATGATGTAGGTACATTGTACATGAGAACATTCATGCCGGCATTTGTTAACTCTCCCGACAATACTGTGCTAGGGCAAAAAGGTGGCGGCACATTGATGTTACCTAGCGGCAAATCTTCAAAGTTGAGCATGAACAAAATATGGCAACAGAATCCTGCATTTGGAAAAAGTCAAGGCCAAGACTCTTTCACAGTGGGCGACGTAAAAAGATTCATAAACAGTCGATAAGTTATCATCATGCTGCTATACGAGTTATTCCAACCACAAACCGAGGGCATGGGCTTCCTGGGTGAAAAAGATGTGGAGGAAGCAGCCAATGCAGCACAACAGGCTGCTATCGCTATAGCAATGAAAAAAGCCGGTAACAAGCCCAAAACAATAAACACTAAAAAGAACCAAGGGCACACTGTGTCTAATCGTGTTCCTGGTAAATGAACCGGAAAGAAGTGGTAGTACGAGCCGATGTCAGTGTGGATTGGCAGGGAGATCCTCCTAGGATACGGGTATATGTGGGTAATGAACTGTTCACTGAACGCACTTGGATCTGGCAAGAGGGATACTATCTAGAAGAGATGCTGGCGGTAAATGCACCTCCGGGCAACTACGATCTGCGTTGGGAATTGGTTCCACCATCACAGGGCACAATCGAAGTAAAAAATGTCAGGATCGAGCATGGGTCGGCCTATGCATATATAAAGAAGAACTCACAGTTAAGGATCACAGATGAAAGCACATGAAATAATGGAAGACGCAAGTAGCGGTAGTACAGGCTCTGGATCTGTGGCCACAGTAAGTCAACCCTTGGGCATGCAAACAAGACAAGGCGGATCCATGTTGAGTGGTAAATACACAACGGACCCGACGCCTAATACGCCGAAAGAATACAAAAGGAACAAGCATGCTCGCAGACAGTTTAAAAACGCTCCTGGCAACTAATTTTGCCTACTATCTAAAAGCCCAGGGCTTTCACTGGAATGTGGAAGGACCGGACTTCAGCGAACTGCATGGTTTCTTCCAAGAGATCTACGAAGATGCTTATTCGGCATTAGATCCCACAGCAGAATACATCCGCTACCTAGGTGAATACTCACCCGCCAGTCTTGAACGTTTCAGTGAACTCACTGAGATCTCAGGACAGACAAAGATTCCCCGTGCTCGACTCATGTTAGAAGAACTCAAGGCCAACAACGATCAGATGCTTGATTTGTTGACCCGTTGCTTTGCAGAAGCCAATGACAACAACGAACAAGGTATCGCCAACTTTATCGCAGAACGACTCAGTGCCCATGGCAAGTATCGTTGGCAACTGACCAGTTACTTGAAAGTTGAACGAGCATGAACGACGACATAGCAAAGATCTTAGATCGATTGAGAATGATTGAATCGGATCTCACTCCGGTGTCAGTGAAACATGGGTTAAACAAACAACAGAAGTCAGTGCCACAACTGCCTGCATTGTTCAAGCCGGAAAACATATCACCGGTGTTGGGCAATGACACACAGAAGAAACCTCTGGGCAAAAACATGTTCGGCGACAGCATGAAATCCAGTGCCCTGGCCCGCCACATGAGTGAGATCGACGAAGACATGCTAAGCCGAGTAAAACAAGATCTTGGTCAATATTTGGATTACCTTGAAGCAAAAAAAGACGATGAGATCAAAGACAAGAAAAAACGCCTTGAACGACAAGCAGTTAGAAAGGTGCAGGACAAGAATCCAGCCAAGCCCGGTGATCAACAAGAATACGACGAGACTGAAGAACCTATGATGTCTGGTACTGCTATGATGAGCCCGGTCAGCGTAGGCGAATCGGCACTTGCAAAAGCATTCACAATGGAAGATGGCACCTGTTTAGAGTGCTGGGGTCACCCTGATTCAGGATTTGAGATACGCCATGGTGATCGTGTATTGCCCAGCAGGTTCCGTAGTTTGGATGAAGCCGAGATGGCTGTGGAGATGTTCCGCGCACATCGTAGAGGTCTTCCACAAGATCTCAATGACGATTATTTAGAAGAAGCATAATATGATCATCGACCAACTTTTTACCAGCCCTGTGTTTGAAGATGCTGGCCCTATTGATTATACCAAGCCGGGTCCAAAAAGCAAAACATCAATGGGGCATGATCTCGAATATGGTATTCCTGTAAATGCAAAAGGTGCGTTTATCAATCCATCAAGATTGCCCAATTATGAACAACTACCCGATGACGAGTTTGGTACAATTCTGGCTGCTTATAAGACATGGTTGCGCGATTATTTAACTCGTTGGCCAAATGCCAAACTGAAACCTGATGGATCCATGGGTGGAGCTTCCCAGGGATTAGCACCAATGTCACCATTTCCAAAATTACAGGAAGCGGCAGATCCCAGTAAGCTGATTGTGTCTGTGAGGATAGAGCCAATGTCTACCGGTGGCGAGCCAATGCAAAAGGAAATTGATCTCACTGGACAATTCCAAGGTAATACCAGATCTCAGATGGAGCAGGCCATGGATTATCTAACAAAAATGTTAGAATCCAAAGGTCTTAATTTCACCACCTTGCAAGCTCGGTATCAAGGTTCGATAATGAATCAGAATAACCAGGGCACCATGGCTCCACAAAGCGATTGGGAAAGAGAAGCAGAGGCAAAGGCCGCCCAGATGCGGGCCCGGCGTCCGGCACAAAATGCTACACCGGCAATAAAGGAAGGTGCAGCGGATCCCATAACACAATTCGCCAGCAATGCACATGAAGCATGGCGTAGAAACTTTGACCCCACAGGCACCAAGCCAAGGATCAAAAAGAACAGTGATGGCACAGAAGGTGATATCAATGTGCCGTTTGCCGACTTACATCCTGACTGGCAAAAAGAAAATCTAGCAGCAGGTCGTGCTGCCCAGCATGCTGTGAAACATTTCGGTAACAACATGGAAAAGGCTGCTGAATTTATCCACCGCCAGTGGATGAAGCGTAATCCCAAGGCTGATTATAATGCTGCACAGCATGTGCCATACGATGATTTGTCCGATGATGAAAAAGAAAAAGATCGTGTGCATGTTCGTACCATGATGCGGTTGATGGGGCATCAAACAAATGAAAGCGGTCTACGAAAATTCAGTCACAAGAAGAATCGTTTTCGGAGCCTGCACAAACTGCAAAATCCTCTAGGTGAAGAAGACGCCATAGATCCAAGCCGTCGTGGATTCCTTAAAAAGGCAGCAGGCGCAGCAGCCACTGGTGCAGCAATGTCTGCGGCTGGTCCAGAGATTGTGACCTTGGTCAAAGGGTTTGCTGAACAAGCCGGTGGGATGAATGGCATCCAGGCTCTCAAAGCCATGCTCAAAATAGCCACTGCTGACGAACTATACAACATGTATGATTATCAGGCCGACTCTGGCATACTGGCAGATGCCATCACTGACAGTGATATGAGAGCATTGCAGCGTGTAAAGGGATTCAGGGACTACGAGGACTGGAGTGATTTTGAAGAATATTGCGAAGACAATAATGATGTAAATCCCGTTGAAGAGTTTGAAAGATTGACCGGGCGATCACTCAAAGTCTCCTTGGTAAATGACATATTAGAGAAGGTTGATGATACCTGGAGTCTAGAGGACTTTTTTGATGAATATCCCGACGCCTTGAAACTCATCAACCCGTTTGAAAATGGATCCATATCCAGGCCCACCATGCAACAATTGGCCCACATCGATAAAGAGGCCAAGGGTGCCCATTTGCCCACACCTATCGTGGCCATGGCCAATGCTGTGTCAGGCCTGGTGCGGCAGATATTCAAGGCCAATGGACAACCGCTGTCAGAGCCACAACAAGTTGCCCAGACCGGCCGTGCTGCACCAGCATTGCCTGCTCCAACGCGACCCGAATTTGATATGACTCCTGATCTAAGACAAAAAGAAAAAGTTCCCGTGCAGCGTAAAGGAGACGATGAAGAGCAATACTACAGACCCGCGCCCGAACACATCCAACAAGCGTTAGATGCTGGCCAATTAGGTGATAAAAACTTTTTTCAATCTATTGTGGATGGGACCGATAAGAACCCATGGGTCACTCCAGAAAAAGCGCAGGAAATATTAAATAAGTATTATGGGCCGCAAGACATGGCAGAGGCTGCACAGGGTCATACCATTGAAGCACACGGTGTTCGTGGTATGGATCGCCGCACATGGCACAAGACTTTTCGCGACACGGACCAAATGATAGCCTGGGCTGAAAAGCATGACGCAGAGATTGTGGGCACACGCGATCTAGAACAAGCCCGGCATCACAACTTATCTCCTGCCAAGCAAGGTGTGGCGGAGGCTGAAAAGAATCCTCATACCAGCGCATTGGGTCGAGCATTATATCGTGACCTAAGCAAAGAAAAGAAAGCAAGTCCTCAACAAGTCCAACGCAACAAAGAGCGTTGGGCACAGCGTCAAGCAGAGCGTGAGCAAGGTGTGGCGGGAGACTTGACAGAAATGGACAAGAGTGAACCCAGTGCAGGCCGTGATGGTGGTCAACAATCACCTCGTGATGATCGACAGTCGCGTGGCCGTGATACCGGTCCTCGTGAGGGTCCAGAGAAAATAGCAAAGCCAATAACAAAAGAAAAAATGGTCAAACACGCGCTTGATGCGCTTTCCAAATCAATGGCTAAAAAAGATGACAAGAAAAAAGATGTGAAAGAATCCGACACACTCATGATCAAACTCAAACGAGCCTTGATCAAAGAAGGCCGTGTGAAAGAATTGGCTGACGATCTCAAAACCATGTCAGACGCTGACTTCATGAAGAAATACGGCAAGGTCAAGGCAGCAATCCGCAAGGACATGAAACGAGTGGATGAGGCTATTCCATTGGATCAACTCAGAGATCTCGCTGGACCAGAAAGTCAAGCAGACAAAGACCTTGCTGCTAAACTCAAACAAAGCATGCCACCTAGGACCAATGCCTCCGCAGGCAAGAAAACAGTTAACCCTTTGAAACCATTGAAAGAAGGTCAGCCTGCTTATACCCCACAGGAGATGTCAGACATCCTCAGTGGTAAAAAAACACAACAACAAGTGGATGCTGAACGAAACAAGCGAGAGAGAGATGACGCATTTAAAAAATGGACGGATGCCGAGCGAGATGCCACACGAGTAGACAGTCAGGGTCGTCGTATTGACAAAAATGGAAACCTCCTTCCACCGGCAAAAGCCGAACCTATACCAAATGCCCCATTGAACCCGCCACCGGGCTATTATAAAATGAAGAATTTTGAAGGTTTGAATGAACTCAGCACCAACAAACTGGCTCAATACAAAACTGCCGCTGCCAAGGATGCTAAAGCGGCAGATCAGTCTGGTGATTTCAAACGCGGTGACAAACGACTCAGCGGCATGGTACAAGCCACAAAGAAACAGTTTGATAACGATGCCAAGAAGGTTGAAGAAAGCCGTGCTGCTCGTAGAGCACTCATGGCTCGGATTGTAAACAGTCGTTGAGTTAGCCAAAAACTCTTGTGATTGTATCACAGAGTTGTTATACTATGTTTTTACTGGAGATACTCAATGAAAACATTTAACGGCGATCAGAAGATCAAACTCACACAGATCATCAACGAAGGCATGCAGGTCATGCACGAAGTGGACACACTCAGTGCAGGACTCAACGATACCATCAAGGCCATTGCTGAAGAACTGGAGATCAAACCTGCTGTGCTGAAGAAAGCCATCAAACTGGCACACAAGGCCGAGTTTGGTAAAGCCAAACAAGATCACGAACAACTAGAAACCATCTTGGAAACTGTGGGCAAGACTCTTTGACGCCGAGTTTTGCCAAATGGCGTGCCGGCGTAGCAGATTATGTGCGAGCAGATTTTCGCGCATATCCTTTGCGCTTCTGTTTGGAATTGGTAGGATGGGCAATATCGCTAGGTTGTAGTCTGACCTATGCTGTTATGGTACCTGATCTGCCATTTGTAAAATTATACATAGCATACATCACTGGATGCTTGATCATGTCATGGTGTGCGTATACTCGAGGCAGTTTTGGCATATTGGGCAACTATCTGATAATAAGTGTAATTGATAGCATAGGGTTGACAAGGATGCTGTTGCAGTAATAGTAGTAATCATAACATGAAATTACAAATAACTTTTCTAGATGAATCAGTCGTTGAAATTTCTCTATTTCAAAACAACGCCGTAGCCAAATGGTTTAAACATTTCCAAAAAATAAACTTAAATTATGAAATTTCTTCGAAAGATCTTATATACAGGAATGGTATTATCAACTCTTCTAAACCCTGGAATCAGATCAAATCGGCCATTGATAAATTAAAACAAATAAATTATACATTTCCATTTTCAATTTCAGATGAATTTGACCGTAGTCAGGATACGTTAAATCAATTGCACAGGTTCTTTACCTACAATGTATTATGGTATCATGATCTACACTTAGAATCAGATAAGAAAAATCCTTTTGATGAGAATTTTAAAATACCAGAATATATGTCTTTTCAACAATGGTTAGATATAGTTGATGAAATAAACGTAGCAGTACATCAGTTGGAACCTGCATGTCATCCTCATAAAAATAAAAAATTTATTTTAGATCAACATCCGTTGTCAATGATAATATGCAATACTACAAGAAAATCTCATACTGATCTGGATCCTTGGTTACAATTTACCATTGAAGATCAAGCACATAATTTTGACGAATATATGGCACTAGAATCACCAATGGTTATACTCAACGATTCAATTTTGGGCAAATCTGTATTGCAGAGTTTTTACGAAAACGACGATCCCAATGCTCAAGATTGTACTGGCAGACTTGGATCTTTTGGTGGGTTTGTCATTGAATTAGATGGCACAAGAAAAAATATCTATAGATCACCAGAATTTACATCATGGGCACAATCTCACAATAGAGCATTGGATTCTTTACCGTTAGAGTTTCCAATTGGGTATATTTCAAATTTTGAAAATCAACGTAGCACACTATTGCAAAAAATAAAAATTTATAAAAATACGAAATTCATTGACTAACACAATTCATTGATAAATATTTTTAGTATCGTTCACTTTACGAACATGAATCACGGCCCACCGGCCATAAACGGAGATAAATGAGTTACGTTGACGCACTTTATGATCGAGCACACGATCGCATACATGTAGTTGAGCGACGAGATGGCGAGAGAGTCTATCGCGAATATCCGGCCAACTATGTTTTCTACTACGACGACCCACGAGGCAAGTTCCGTTCAATCTACGGCACACCAGTGGCAAGGTTTTCCTCAAAGAACAACAAAGAGTTCCGCAAAGAAGTGCGGATGCACTCCAACAAAAAGATCTACGAGTCGGATATCAATCCCATCTTCCGCTGTCTCGAGGACAACTACAAAGGCCAGGATGGTCCTCGACTGCATACAGCATTCTTCGACATTGAAGTAGACTTTGATCCTGAACGCGGATTCTCACCTGTGAGCGATCCATTCAACCCAGTCACAGCAATCTCTGTGTACATGGATTGGTTGGATCAGATCGTTACACTGGCTGTACCTCCGCGCCACATGAGCATGGAGACGGCACAAGATATCGCCCGAGAGTTTGAAAACTGTTTCATGTTTGAAAAAGAAGCAGACATGCTGAACTCATTCCTGGACTTGATCCAAGATGCAGACATCCTTACTGGTTGGAACTCCGAAGGCTATGACATTCCTTACACAGTGAATCGTATCAGCAGAGTGTTAAGCAAGGATGACACACGGCGCATGTGCTTGTGGAATCAGTTTCCCAAGCAACGCATGTTTGAACGCTTTGGTGCAGAAAACGAGACCTTTGACTTGGTAGGCCGTGTGCATATGGACTATATGCAACTGTATCGCAAATACACTTATGAAGAGCGACACAGTTACAGTTTAGATGCCATTGGTGAATACGAAGAGATTGGTCGCAAGACTGCATTTGAAGGCACCCTGGATCAACTTTACAATCAGAACTTCAAGACCTTTATCGATTACAATCGCCAGGACACAATGTTGATTGGGAAACTGGACAAGAAACTGCGTTTCTTGAGTCTGGCCAACACACTAGCGCATGAAAATACCGTGCTATTGCAGACCACAATGGGTGCAGTAGCAGTGACTGAGCAGGCCATCATCGTGGAAGCTCATGAGCGTGGTATGGTAGTTCCCAACCGTAAAGAAAGACTCTCAGATGAAGACACGCAAGCCGCAGGTGCCTATGTTGCTTATCCCAAAAAAGGCATCCACGAATGGATTGGTAGTATCGACATCAACTCGCTCTATCCCAGTGCTATTAGGGCCCTTAACATGGGGCCAGAAACCATCGTCGGTCAGCTTCGGCCCATAATGACTGATAGGCTGATCAAAGACAAGATGGCCAAGGGAGACAGTTTTGCTGCTGCTTGGGAAGGATTGTTTGCCAGCCTGGAATACACAGCCGTGATGGATCAACAACGCGGCACTGAGATCACTATCGACTGGCAGGATGGTGGGGAAACTGTACACTCTGCTGCTGAGATATGGAAGATGATCTTTGATTCAAATCAGCCTTGGATCTTATCAGCCAATGGTACCATCTTCACTTACGAAAAAGAAGCAGTGATTCCTGGCTTGCTCAAGCGTTGGTATGCCGAACGTAAAGACATGCAGAAGAAAGCCCGAGAATACGAAGGCAAGGATGATGTGCAGTTTGAATACTGGGACAAACGACAACTGGTCAAGAAGATTAACTTGAACAGTCTGTATGGTGCTATTCTTAATCCAGGTTGCAGATTCTTTGACAAACGCATTGGACAATCGACCACGCTAGTAGGACGCACTATCGCCAAGCACATGGATGCGTATGTGAATGAATGCATCACTGGCGAATATGACCATGTAGGTAAATCAATCATCTATGGTGACACAGACTCATGTTACTTCACTGCCTGGCCCATGCTGGAGAAAGAAGTCCAAGAAGGTCGCATGGAATGGTCCGCTGAAACTTGTATCGCGCTATACAATTCCATAGCAGATCAGGTCAATGAGTCATTCCCTGGCTTCATGGAGCAAGCATTCCATAGTCCAAGAGAGATGGGATCTGTGATCCGCGGCGGTCGAGAGATTGTGGCCAGAACTGGCTTGTTCATCACCAAGAAGCGTTATGCTGTGCTGTACATCGACAAAGAGAACAAACGTGTGGATGTGAATGGCAAGCCCGGCAAAGTCAAGGCCATGGGCTTGGACTTGAAACGAAGTGATACGCCTGTGATTATTCAAGAGTTCCTCAGCGAGATTCTAAATAAGGTCCTAACAGGAACACAGAGAGAAGAAATCGTGGCACGAATTAGAGAGTTTAAATATGTATTCATGGAAAGACCCGGCTGGGAGAAGGGTAGTCCCAAGCGTGTGAATAACTTGACCAAGTATAGAAAAGAAGAAGAACGGCTAGGCAAAGCCAACATGCCCGGCCATGTGCGAGCAGCCATGAACTGGAACAATCTGCGACGCATGAACTCGGACAACTATTCAATGCAGGTAGTGGACGGCATGAAGACCATTGTGTGCAAACTCAAGTCGAATCCACTGGGATGGACCTCAATCGGGTATCCCACAGACGAAATGCATTTGCCACAATGGTTCAAAGACTTGCCATTTGATGATGGTGAGATGGAAACCACTGTGGTAGATCAGAAGATCGATAATCTCTTGGGGGTGTTGGGATGGGACTTGAAATCCAGCACCAACACAGCCAACACATTTACTAGTTTATTTTCTTTTGAATGAAACTCAGCGATATAGTTCAATATCTAAATCATCTGGATACACTTGATGTGCATGATGCTGCTGCTGTGGCTGTGGCCGAAGTAGACAAGATTACTCTGATTGTGCAGAATAGCAATGTGCAGGTCGGAGATCTGGCAGCAGACTTAACTTCAATGCAACAAGATCTACGAACATCGTTAACTCAATACGATCAAAAATTAAAGCAACTGCGGCACGATGTGCAGGCTTTGATTGAACAACATGAACCAGAGTATTTTGCCGAGAGTACCACTCGCTACCAAGAGATCCTGCGTTCTGATATGCCCGATCGTATACTAGCACGAACTCCGGAGTTGGCTGCCGATACCCAAGTTCTTCTGCAAAATAGACTGAATGCTTATTCCAATTGGCAATATCCTGGCATGGTGATTCGACCGGCCAAAAGTCCCGGTCTGGAAAGTTTAGTGGCATTTGATCCGTTGTACTTGGTAGACACACATGAAGATCTGTTCAACCCTGTGAGATCATTGTTTACACCAGAGTATCAACGTCGACTACGATATTATCTAATCAGAGAATACAACAAAACAGACATCTTCGCTGACCTTCCTCAAACCCAGTTTGGTTTTGTTTATGCGTTTCATTATTTTGAATATAAACCATTGGAGATTATTCAGCAATACTTGGATGAAATATTTTTGCTGCTTCGACCGGGCGGAACTTTTTTATTCAGTTTCAATGATTGTGATCAATGGAGGTCAGTGGGATCTGTTGAGCACTATTCCGGTTGTTATACACCCGGAAGATTGATACGACAACACATACAATCAATAGGCTATAAGATAGTTTATGATCACTGTAATCAGGGCAATGCCTCTTGGTTAGAATTACAAAAACCCGGAGAACTCGATAGTATTCGAGGAGCACAGGCAGTGGCGGGTGTTTTTCGATCTCCCAAATATATAGAAGAACAGATCCGTCTGGCTGCCGAAGCCAAACGAATAAAAGAAGAAGAATTGCTCAAAGAACAAGCAAGGATAGAACGAAAACGACTTGAAGAACAAGAACGAGCCAAAACCGGAATATATCTCTATAATAAACTGGACTTAGACCAGTTGATCAAATTGTCCAGGATTTTGCGAGTGGATATCAGTGAAGCAAAGACCAAACGTGAATTCAACGTCAAAAAAGTCCGGAGGACGATATCAGCATATCTTGAGTCAGTGAATTTCTCTGATGATAGCCTTTGGCGAATAATTGATGCACATATCATTGACAAAACTTCACAAGAACTCTATAATAAGTTAAATCTAGACCAGTTGATTAAATTGGCCAAGATATTGAATGTGGATATCAGTGAGGACGTGACCAACTACAATCTTGACTTTGACAAAGTTCGTAGAACTATATCTACATATATCGAATCCACGCATTACTCCGAAGAATATCTTCGGCAACTATTTAAAATAAAGGAAAACCCATGAAAGACCATCTCTTAGACCTAGTACAACACACTTATGACCTCGGCTGCATTGACTTGATTAAAGTAACCGGCACCACCGCTGATACAGTGGTCAACGGTGTTGCTGAAGACAAATCCGTGATCCTCGAAGCACAGTTTGCAAACCCTGTGGCTGACTTCATTGGTACATTTGGTATGCCCAATCTCGGCAAACTCAAGACCTTGATCAACTTGCAGGAATATCGTGAAGATGCCAAACTGGCAATCACCAAACGAACCACAGGCGAACCCGATGGTATCACTTTTGAAAACAAAGCAGGCGACTTCCGCAATAACTACAGATTCATGGCGTCAGAGATCGTTAACGAAAAACTCAAGACTTTGAAGTTTAAAGGTGTGAACTGGCATATCACATTTGAACCCACAGTGGCTGCCATCCAACGTCTCAAGATGCAGGCACAGGCTAACTCTGAGGAACAAAACTTCCAGGTCAAGACCGAAAACAAAAACTTGAAGTTCTTCTTTGGTGATCACTCTACACACAGCGGTAACTTTGTGTTCCAACCAGATGTCACAGGCACACTCAAACATTCATGGTCGTGGCCCGTGGCACAGGTCATGAGCATCTTGGGTCTAACCGGTGACAAGACCATGAAGATCTCAGATGACGGCTGTATGCAGATCACCGTGGATTCAGGCATGGCTGTTTACAACTACATCTTACCTGCACAAACCAAGTGATCCAACAAGACAATCTCACAGCCAAGCAGCACGACTATGCTGTGTTCCTGCCGGCCATCTCTGGCTTCTATGCCACATTTGTAGGCAAGCAACGCAATGAACACTATGTGGATCCTGCTAGATTGCCTGCAGGACTCACAGACATGGAACAGATGAACTGGCTCAACAGCAAAAAAGCATTGTTTCCATACCGGTGGAGTCTGTATTCAGGTGGGCATGCCAACTTGGATCTTACCAAGCAGGACTGGTCAGAGGACATGGTTCGCAACAGAGAACCAGGCAGTTTCATACTGGGCGACTCTGGTGGATTCCAAATCGCTAAAGGCTTGTGGGAAGGTGATTGGCGTGCTAATTCAGGCTGTGCCAAAGCACAGAAGAAACGAGCAGCCATCTTTACATGGTTGGATACACTCAGTGACTACGGAATGATCTTGGATATTCCAACCTGGGTGATCCATGACAAGAAAGCCAGTGCAGCATGTCAGATCACCACGCTACAAGAAGCAGTGGATGCCACCAAGTTCAACAATGAATACTTCATGGTGAACCGCAAAGGCAAAGACAACGGTGGTGCCAAGTTCTTGAATGTGTTGCAGGGAGACAATCACACATCAGCAGAGCAATGGTATCAGACCATGAAGCACTACTGTGATCCACAACAATACCCGGGCCGACACTTTGACGGTTGGGCCATGGGTGGTCAGAACATGTGCGATGTGCATCTCGTGCTCAAGCGTCTAGTGGCGTTGAGACATGACAATCTACTGCAACAAGGCTTGCATGATTGGATGCACTTCTTGGGCACATCAAAGTTGGAATGGGCTGTGCTACTCACCGTGATTCAAAGGGCTGTTAGGAAATACGTTAATCCGGATTTCACTATATCCTTTGATTGTGCCAGCCCATTCCTCGCCACTGCTAATGGTCAGGTGTATCATCACATTGACTTGCCGCACGAAGGCAAATGGTGTTATAGGATGAGCCCCATCGCAGATGACAAGAAGTACAGCACAGACACACGCCCATATGGGCAGGCTGTGGTAGCAGATGGCCTGGTGGATCACTTTGATGAGAGCCCACTGAGTCGACTGTTTACAATGAAGGACATCTGTATCTATAAGCCCGGAGATCTAAACAAAATTGGCAAAGAAGGCAAGACATCATGGGATTCATTCTCATATGCATTGCTGATGGGGCACAATGTGTGGATGCACTTGGAATCGGTACAACGAGCCAACCGTGAGTTTGATGCAGGAAGTTATCCTCGAATGATGCGTGATTCCAAAGGCAGTCACGAACGATTTGCAGATATTGTAGAAGCAATATTTGCCACTGATGATCGTGCCGAATCTGAAGCCATCATTGAGTCATACAGTAGATACTGGATGGACATCATTGGCACACGCGGATTCAAAGGCAAGAAGACCATGAATGCCAATACACAGTTTTCGGCATTGTTCGATGTGGTAGAGGTTGACACCGACCCTGAAGATCTGTTAAACTCTGAAGCATTACAACAACTTGAACAGGATCAGGTATGAACCGCGAAGGTCATGAAGATGTCAAGTTCTTTTACGGAACTGAAGTAGAACACACACCAGCATTTGGAATGCCCACATTGTTTGTGGTTGGTATTCAAGAACAGGAATGGATTGGGCATCACTTGAATGGCCGTGGTCATATCTACTTTGGTGCCAATCAAAGTTTCCCCAATCCACATGTGAATGATGCCGAGGCGTGGAAACCTTGGGAAGATATGATCCGAGGCTTTCTTGATCGCGATTACCTATGCACCCTAGACATAGATGTTCGATGCGTTGAAGGATTGTTGGAATCAGGATTGTGTGATTATGTCAACTTCATTCCCATGATCTCGGTCAAGATACCTTACATCCGGCAACTGGGCTACAACGCTACACTCAAACTGGACGACCGAGACTTTGCTGATACCAACCCTGGCGTTTGGTGCCACAGCATACACGACTTACAAAATCGTGATCACTTCACTGACTGGTCTAAATATACCAAGGACGAGAAAATATGAATCAAAGAGAACAAGCACTACTAGAACAACAAGGTCGTATCCGTGAACATGCGGATCGCAAGATCTGGGTCACATTCCGCAAAGAAGGTATCCATAAATATCCAGCCGCTGCAACAGATCCCGCACTGGCCACTGGAGATGAATATGATGTATCGTTTCTTGCTACTCCTCACCGTCACATCTTTCATTTCAGGGTGTGGATCGATGTGTTCCATAATGACCGGGACATCGAGTTCATCCAATTCAAGCGATGGCTCGAGAATCTGTATCGTGATGCCACTCTAGGTCTAGACTACAAAAGTTGTGAAATGATGGCGGATGATCTTTACGATCAGATCGCTGCAAGATATCCAGACCGCACGGTGTGGATTGATGTGTCCGAAGATGGAGAGAACGGCGCATCTATTCAATACAATCTCTCTCGACCTGCTCATTCAATTAAAATCTAAGAGGAAACTATGGCCAAGCCTACAATCAAACACAATCCCCGCACAGAACAAACTCTGGATGATCTCGATCAATACCGCGAGTTCTGCGTGGATTATGGTTACAAATTCAACGAGGCGGACTTGTATAACTTCCGCAGTTATGCATTCCAACAATTCAACAAACACAGCCAGGGCAAGCCGGCCAAGAACATGTGGGATGAGGACACTCGCCGTCTAGCAGGATATCGCACATGAGAAAACTGTACTACATGGGGTTAGAGCCATACAAGGCTCGCTATACCCTACAACTACAAGATTGGAATACTGCGGTATTTGATGCCCGCGGTATTGACTATGTGGTAGTGCCCGGCGAAACACTCAGCAACGATCAAGCCATCGTTACAGGACAAGTGCTAGACGCACATGGACGCACATACTTTGGTATGAGCCAACTCATGAACTTGATCCGCATGATGAAAGCAGGAGAACTAACCCATGAAGATGTTATCTACTTTGAAGACATGTTTCAGCCCGGAATCGAGAGCCTGCCTTATATCATGGATCAAATTGATCCTGGCCTTCGTCCCCGTATTTTTGTGCGGTGTCTTGCTCAGTCCATTGATCCTGATGATTTCGTTCATGTGTGGGGAATGGCGGGATGGATGGGACACTACGAGAAAATGGTGGATAGCTTTGTTAGCGGTGTTTTGGCCACCAATGAGGAAATGGTAATGCACATGAAGATTGCAGGTTGGAAGGCTCCGATCTACAATATTTCAGGCTTGGCATTTGGCAAAACAGAAGTGCAGAGTCGTGTTGCAAGTATCAAACCGTTTAATGAACGCAAACATCGTGTGGTGTTCTCGGCACGATGGGATCAAGAGAAACAACCTGACTTCTACATGGATTTGATCGAAGCATGGCATTCTCAACCAGGATTGGAAGAGGTTGAATTCTGTGTGTGCAGCGGCGGCAAGTTAAAATCCAACAGCGACAGTTACATGCAACGCACTCGTGACTTGGTCTCACGAGGACTACTAACAATCTACGAGGATTTGGAAAAGAATGAATACTACAATATTGTCAATGATAGCCGTGTGGTATTCAATTGTGCGTTACAGGATTGGGTTTCAAACACTGTCAGTGAGGCTGATGCTCTCGGATGCAATGTTCTCTACCCTGCTTATCGCAGTTTCCCTGAAACTTTTGCCAACGACCATAGTCGTCTTTATGTGCCTTGGAGCATTGGCGATGCTATGGATAAACTGGAAGCGTTACTGGACCGCCCACATCCAGCTATGGGAGCAATCAGTGACTACAACAACGGCACCATCAACAGAATCATCGACATCTTGCAAGGCGACGGAGAAGACCTGTTGCGTATGAGCACTGACTATCGCAAGCACACTAGAGAGTACAAATACTAATGAAAGTAGCAGTAACAGGTGCCGCAGGATACATTGGTGGCCAGGTCTCACTCTCATTGAAGGATGCCGGACATGAGGTCTTGGGCATTGATCGCCGCCCTTGCGCCAAACATCTCACAGAGGTGTTTGATCAGTTTGTACAGGCGGACATTGACAGTGATCAGGCCAAAACAAAATTGATACAGTTTGTGCCCACGGCCATTGTGCATTGTGCCGGCACCAGTTTGGTTGGCCCTAGTATGAAGCATCCCAGTGATTACTATCACAACAATGTGGTCAAGACCATCCACTTGTTGGATATTGTAATGAGTGCTTTACCCAAGACCAGGATCATCTTCAGTTCGAGTGCAGCAGTATATGGTGAGCCCATTATGACCCCGTGTGATGAGGTTGATCCTTGCGAACCTGTGAGTCCGTATGGTGAAAGCAAGCGCATGGTGGAACAGATCCTTGAGAGTTATCACCGAGCCTACGGCCTGGATTATGTGGCGTTCCGATACTTCAATGCCTGTGGTGCCGATCCTGAAGGCAGACATGGTCAAGAGCCCGGCGCCACACACATCATTGCCAGAGTATTAGAAAGCACCAGAGACAACAAAGAATTTGTTCTCAACGGCATCGACTATTCCACCCCAGATGGAACCTGTGTTCGTGATTATGTGCATGTGGCTGATATTGCCCGAGCACACGTGATGGCGCTGGATTCAAAAGTCACAGCAGGTGTATATAATCTTGGATCCAACAACGGAACCAGCAACAGACAAATCATTGACGCAGCACAACGGGTCACTGGCAGTGCTGTGGTAGTTCAACTTGGCCAACCACGACCGGGCGATCCGCCCATGCTGACTGCCGGTGCTGCCAAGTTTGGAATGGTTGCAGGTAGTTGGCAGCATCATGAACTAGATGATATGATTCGTCATGCATGGAACTGGTATGCTCGATAAGATATCTGAATTTGAACGGGCACTAGCCAAATACACCGGTGCTCCTTATGCGATCATGACTGATTGCTGCACCCATGCCATTGAGATGTGCCTGCGGTATGACCGAGTGCGTGGTCTCAAGATGACTCCATTCACTTATGTCAGCATACCAATGACCATGCACAAACTGGGCATTGACTATGCGTATCTGAATGAGGATGTACAAACTTGGAGTGGTGAATACAACTTTGCCTACACCCGGATATGGGATAGTGCTCGACGATTGGAACCTGGCATGTATAAGCATGGGCAGATGCAATGTTTGAGTTTTGGACATACAAAGCCTTTACAGATAGGCCACGGTGGTGCTATACTGCTTGATAACAAGCGGGCTTATGATGTGATGATAAAACAAAGATATGATGGTCGAGACCTAAATATCTCACCCTGGGAGTCACAAAAGACTTTCCAACTAGGGTATCATTACAAGCCCTCTATTGAAGATGCTGTGCGTGGATTGGAATTGTTGGCACAATATGAGTCACAAGAACCTGTGTTCGTGCAGTACCCTGATTTGAGAACTATAACCATTAAGGAATAACATGTCAGAAGAATTCGTACCAGATCCATTGCTAGCCGGCAGTGACGAAGAGTTTGTGCCTGTAGAAGGTCAAACGTATGTGAAAAAGAAAGCCGGGGCCTCACAAGGCCGGAATCTCAGTGCTGTATTGCGTGATAGAATGAAAACAGATGGCAAGAGATTCTGGGCAGGAGACAACATCAGTGAGTATTTGGATGAAACTTTAAAGACTCAGCTGATTGACGAAGCGACCCAGGCATTTGAACGAGTGTTGGACTCTTTGCTGATTGATCGCGAGAACGATCCAAATAGCAAAGGCACAGCGCACCGCTTGGCCAAGATGTATTACAACGAAATAATGGCAGGTAGATATGAAACAGCACCAGACGCCACCGCTTTTCCCAATGACTCGGCAGAACGCTACGAAGGTATGTTGGTGGTTAGAAGTGAGCTTCGTAGTATGTGTAGTCACCATCATCAGCCTGTATCTGGGGTCGCTTATATTGGGATTATCGCCGCCAACAAACTTATTGGCTTATCTAAGTACACTCGCATTGCTCAGTGGTGTGCCCGTCGCGGCACTCTTCAGGAAGAACTCTGCAACGACATCGCAAGAGAAATAATGAAAGCCACTGATGCTGCGGATGTGGCAGTTTACATACAAGCCATTCATGGTTGCTGTGAGAATCGCGGTATCATGGCACATAGCAGTCTCACTCAGACCACTGTGCTCAAAGGTGCATTCCAAACCGACCAAAGCACAAAGAAAGAGTTCTTTGACAATATCAAACTGCAACAGGAATTTGCACCGCGATGAAACATCACGAAACACTCGACGATGCCCGTGCCGCAGGTGTGGCACCTTGGGATCAACTGGTAGAAGAACTCAGTGACTTTCATGTTGCTGTGTTTCGAGATCGTTATCCGGTCACAGCAGGCCACCTGTTGTTTGTGCCTACTTACAATACCCTGACAGTGATCAATGATGCATTTGAAAGTGCATTGAGACATGGAGAGGCCATGGTCAAGCGCGGTGAATGTTTGGGATACAACATCGGATTCAACTCCGGGTCGGTAGCAGGCCAGACCGTGATGTATCCACATGTGCATCTCATCCCTAGGCGTGCAGGTGATTGTGCCGATCCTGTTGGAGGTGTGCGCGGGGTCATACCCGGGCAGGCCAACTACAAAGTGTCTGGCTATCGTCAGCCAGCATAAATACTCATACAGCGATCTTCGGCGTCATTCCCGCTATCTAAAGATAAATAAACATATGAATAATAAATTTTATCTATATATTAAGCAACACAAAATCACCGGATTAAAATATTTTGGGATGACGGCAACAAAAGATCCATATGTTTATTTGGGCTCGGGAAAATATTGGAGACGCCATTTGGCCGCACACGGTAAAGATATAGATACAACAAATGTATGGGAGTTTGATTCCATCGAATCTTGTGAAAAGTTTGCGGTAGAATTTTCAATCAGTCACAATATCGTAGAATCAGTAGAGTGGGCTAATCTGCGTCCTGAGAATGGTAGAGATGGACGGGCACCCGGCAGTCCAGGTCTGAAGAAGGAAAAAAATCCAAACTGGGGAAAATCAAAAGAACAAACTTCATTCTATGGAAAAAAGCACACACCAGAAAACATACTATTTTTTAAAAACATGCCCAAAAGATTAGGTGGTAATAATCATAAGGCAAAAAAAGTAAATACACCAGTTGGTCAATTTGCTTGTCAAAAAGATGCGGCTAAAGCATTAAATATATGCCGTGAAACATTACGAATGCGAATCAAAAATAACATCTCTGGATTTAGCTACGAGTAGTTTTCCAGAATCGGTCTTTAAGGCGTCATCCCGATTGATAAATTCTGCCGCCTATGCTATAATCTAACATAGGAGAAAATCATGGCACAAAAATACTTTTCAACAAAGACTTACAGACAAATCGGCCCTGTGGCATATCGTCAATGGCGTGCTCAAAGTCACTGCAATCTCATTCACGGTTACGCAATGAGCTTTCATTTCGAATTCGAAGCAGACACGCTAGATGCTCGCAACTGGGTAACTGACTTTGGTGGGTTGAAACCACTCAAAGAAAAACTAGAAGAATGGTTCGATCACACTTTACTAGTAGCACAGGATGACCCCATGCGTGAACACTTGCTGGAACTAGGTCGCTTGAAACTGGCCAAGATCACAGAAGTGGAAAAGACCGGTTGCGAAGGCATCAGTGACTTCTTGTATGAATATGTGAACACAATCTTCTTGCCCAACTGCGGCGCAGAAGAAGCCAAGCGTGTTTGGTGCACCAGAGTAGAAGTGCGTGAAACCGACTCTAACATGGCCGGCCGTCAAGGTCGTAGAGAAGACAACGAATTCCAGGACTAATAGGTTAACCAGAGTAAATACTGGATGACCAAAAAAAGAATCAGCTTCGTGCAGCCCAACTTCCAGCAAGGGCCCAAGGAGTTCAATGCCTACTATTTGCCGTATTCCGCTGGTGTGATCTTGAGCTATGCATTAGCTAGTGAAAAGGTTCAGGAATCATGGGAACTGGACCATCTAGTATGGCGCAGAGAACCCATCGAAGAACTGGCGTTAAAACTCAGCACTAGCCATGTGGTAGCATTCTCCACCTATGTATGGAATCATCGCTACAACTACAAGCTGGCTCGACTGGTCAAGACCTTCAACCCCGAATGCACTATTGTGTTTGGTGGTCCCGAGCCTGCCATAGAAGATCCAGAACTGTTTACAAAAGAGCCTTTCATGGATCTAGTGATCAAGATGGAAGGTGAGATTACTTTCCGCAGGATCCTAGAAGATCACGGTTCAGACTACACTCACATCGAAGGCCTGCTGATCAACAGCCCCACGGGCCTAATCAACACTGGTGACCCCAAGCGTATCAATGATCTAGATGAAGTCCCTAGCCCATATCTCACAGGTATCTTTGACCGTGTGATGGCTGAGAATCCTGGAGTGATCTGGAATGCCACACTGGAGACCAATCGTGGTTGCCCGTATCAATGCACATTCTGTGACTGGGGCAGTCTCACATACAACAAGGTCAAGAAGTTTGAACTCGAACGAGTGTACGACGAACTGGACTGGATCGGCGAACATTGTGGATTTGTCACAATCACTGATGCTAACTTCGGTATGTTTGTGGAACGCGATAACATGATCGTGGACAAGCTGATTGAGGTACAGAAGCGTTGGGGCAAACTGGAAAGTTTCTCCATGACCTGGGCCAAGAATCAAAAAAACGAAGTTGTGGACATAGTTAAGAAACTGATCACAGAATCGCCTAACTTTGGTCAAGGACTCACTGTGAGTGTGCAATCAATGGATAACGATGTGTTGGAAAACATCAAACGCAGAAATCTCGATCAACACAAGATTGACGAAATCTTTGCATTGTGCGATCGGAACAATATACCTGTGTACACAGAATTGATCTTGGGCCTGCCCGGCGAAACTGTGGAGTCTTGGAAAGAAGCCTTTTGGAAGATCTTCCGTGCAGGCAATCACGGTGGTATCAACATCCTACAATGTCAACTGTTGGAAAATGCAGAGATGAATCTGCTACAGAAGAAACTGTACAAGTTAGAATCGGTACCTGTATACGATTACATGAGTGGCAGCTATGGCGATGTGGATCTTAACGAAAGCATTGATGTGGTAGTAAGCACAAAGACCATACCAAGAGAGACCATGCTAGATACCCTGGTGTGGAGTAGTTTTATCCAAACATTTCATATCAATGGTCTGTCAACATATATCGCCAGATATCTGGCCAAGAATCAGAACATTGATTATTCCAAGTTTTACGAAGACCTATATGCATGGGTGGAGCAGGATCTCTGGTTCCAACGTCAATTTGCCGAGACGCGCAGTTACTTTGAGAACTGGATGACCAAAGGCCGCATCGACCATCCACGTATCGGCAATATTGAAGTGTTTGGGTGGAATCTCATGCATCGTACGACCCTGTACATGGTCAAGGACCGAATGATCAACTATGTGTTTGATTCACTTGACAAATTCTTGAATACACATTATAATATTGATTCCGCAGTAAAGAATCAACTGTTGCAGTTCCAACGAAACTATGTAATTGACTATAGAGATCTAAACTCTTATCCCATGAAGATGGCCAGCGATTACGATTTTTTAGGTTACATACAGGACAATACTAAATTAGAGAACCCCACAGTTTATCAGTTTGATACCGCAGAAAATCCTGACATGAGCGAAGATCGTTTTTTGGAAAATATGTACTTTGGTAGAAAACGTAACTTTGGAAAAACCACAATTACACGAACACAACATGAGCTTGCCTGAACAAAATCCCAACATAGATATCAGTGTACTATTACCGGTAAGAGCTCGCCCCATCCCCATGGAGCAATGCCTACATACTCTTATAGATACAGCCACACAACCCGACCGCATCGAGGTGTTGATAGCATTTGATGACGATGATACTGATACCATCGATTATTTTGTAGATGTGATCGCACCGTATCTTGACTCCAAAGGTGTGACCTACAGTGCCATGCAATTCAAGCGGCTGGGATATCTTCGACTGAACGAATATCTCAACGAACTTGCCAATCACAGCACCGGTCGATGGATATTTTTCTGGAACGATGATGCTGTGATGACTACCACAGCATGGGATGATGTGATACGACAACACAATGATCGTTTTGCCCTGCTGCGAGCAGAAACCAATCATGAACATCCTTATGCTATCTTTCCCATCTTGCCAAGAAAGTGGGTGGAGATCACAGGAAACATATCACCTCATCAGATCAACGATGCGTGGACCAGCCAGATTGGCTGGATGCTGGATATTGTGACCACTATACCGGTTATGATCGAGCACGAACGCTTTGATCTCACAGGCAAAAATGGTGACGATGTATACAAGAACCGGCCCATGTTGGAGGGTAATCCCGATCACCCTAGAGATTTCAATCACAGCACTTGGCGTAAAATCCGTATGCAAGATGCCATGAAGATTGGAAACTACATCGCTACCTTGGGATATGATCTCACGCACTTCCGACAGGGAATAGAAAACAAAATAGACATATGGAGCAAGATGATAAAATTAGACAAAAAAGGTCTAATGAAACAGTGGAGCATCACAGAACTTGGCTAATGAACTTGTAGACAAAATCAAACAATACTGGAACACACAACCTTGCAATGTCAAGCATAGTCTCAGTGAACCAGGAACCGAACAATACTGGAATGAAGTCACAGAACGAAGGTTTTTTGTAGAACCACATCTGCGGGACTTTGCCAGTTTCCATCAGTGGCGCGGCAAACGTGTGTTAGAGATTGGATCCGGTATTGGATCAGATGCTGTGGAGTTTGCTCGCCATGGTGCCGAATATGTGGGAATTGATCTCTCAGCAGAATCTGTAGCCATGAGCCAGCAACGATTTGAACTATTTGGTCTCACTGGTGAATTCCATGTGATGGATGCCGCAGATCAAGTGATGGTGTCCAAACTAGGTCATTTTGATCTAGTGTATAGTTGCGGTGTGCTGCATCACTATCCGGACATGACTGCATGTCTAGATAACATCCATGCGGCATTGCTGCCCAATGGTGAGTTTCGTATGTTGGTATACGCCAAGAACTCGTGGAAGTATGCTATGATCCAGAAAGGACTGGACCAGTTTGAAGCTCAAGCCGGTTGTCCATATGCCACGGCATACAGCAAGGAAGAGATCTATGATTTGCTAAATGGCAAATTTGAAGTCCTAAGGATTAGACAAGATCATAATTTCATGTATAATGTACCTAAGTACCGCGCAGGCGAGTACGAACTAGAGCCTTGGTTTTCTGTGATGCCCGAAGATATGAAGGCAGCAGTGAAAGAATATCTGGGTTGGCATTTGTTGGTCAAAGCACGAAAAATATGAGCAAAATTAAAATAGCAGAACTGTTCTACAGCATCCAAGGCGAGGGTAGATACATGGGGGTGCCGTCAGTGTTCTTACGCACATTCGGATGTAACTTTAAATGTGCAGGCTTTGGCATGGCGCGAGGAGAACTCAGCAATGAAGCAAACACCATCAACCCTGATCTTTACAAGGATTATAATGCGCTGCCTTTGGTATCTACAGGCTGTGACAGTTATGCTAGTTGGGATCCTAGGTTTCGGCATCTGTCTCCTGTGCTTGATACTGATGCGATTGCCCACGCTATTGTGGATTCGCTACCGCACAAGGAATGGCGCGACGAACATCTCGTGATCACTGGCGGTGAACCATTGCTGGGTTGGCAAAAACAATATCCAGACTTGCTGAGTCATCCCAAGATGGCAGGATTGAAAGAGATTACATTCGAGACCAATGGCACCCAGAAGTTGAGTGAATCGTTCAAACACTATCTCGGCGAGTGGCTTGCTGAGTCTTGGGGGAGAGAAATCACATTCAGTGTGAGTGCTAAACTGCCATGTTCAGGAGAGAAGTGGAAAGATGCGATCAAACCCAAGACGGTGTCCGATTATATCAATGTGGGCACAGCGTATTTGAAGTTTGTGATCTCAACAGAAGAGGATTTGATTGATGCTGAAAGAGCCGTGGAAGAGTTTCGTGCTGGGGGGTTTACGGGGCCTGTGTATATTATGCCTGTTGGTGGTGTTGAACGGGTGTACACTCTTAATAATAGGGCAGTGGCAGAAATGGCAATGCGAAAAGGATGGCGGTATAGTGATCGACTCCAAGTGCCACTATTCAAGAACGAGTGGGGCACATGATGGGACTGTTTGATAGATTGTTTGGCGCAAATGGCGCAAAAGAAAAAGCCTTGGCGGCATTGGCTGCTGCAACCGCT